AATGCTCTTAATCTAGGTCTGCCCTTAGTTGTTGTTAATTTAAATTGTAATCCGTAAGCTCGTCTGTTTCCAAATCTGCCTCTCAAAGAGACATCTTCATCAATAGCAAGATCAGATCCGTTAAGATCGCTAACGCTGCCTAGGTCTATTATATCATCAATATTTTCTGTGATTGCATGCAAATCCGCATTTGAAGTATTACTCTCACTGGACTGAATATGCAAGTCAAAATTGTTCCACTTTTTACGATCTAAAGAATTAAGATTAAACATTCTAGTAGTAGCAGAAGACGCTAATTGATTGTCAGTAATAGTACCACCTACCTGCACTATGTACCTATCCCTGTCATCAGACCTGCTTTCGTACTGATGAACTCCACCGTTACGATTTATTGCGTACACTGAACGCTTATTTCCCTCACCAGCAACAGTTAGTTCACTGTACTCCCAGTCAGGGTCATCAATACTGTCTATAGATTCCCATTGCTTATTCAGGAAGTTGTAAATAAGTAAAGCATTATTAGTTGTACTACTATCAAGTGGAACAGCTAAATAGTACCTGTTATCGAAATAAACGGACTTAGCTTTACTTGCGTACTCCTTATTAATTCTTTTAATAGTTCCCTCAATAGATGCTGATAATGGAACATCTTGTCCTCTAAGATTGTACAAATCAATAAAGTCTAATCCATAAACTCCATTGTCGGACAAAAATATCATACTGTTACCTATCTGCTGTATGCTATCCCTGGCTAAACAACCAACCTCGTTAGTAATTAACTGAGATACTGAGCTTCCTAAATCTAAACTGTTAGCAACAATATGTACACTATTGCGATTAAAGACAACTAACTTGTCATCCGAAAAAGAATGAAAGCCTACAATAAAATCAGCAGCACCAGCATTAAATCTAAACTGCCCGTAAATCCTGTCGTAAGTATCTGCATCTAATATATCCGAAAACAACGCCTCATCAACAATGTTTCGATTAGTAATAACAGACGATCCAGATGTTCCTGTTACATCGTACTGGTAAGGAACAATCAATCTACGCTGATGGTAAACTCCAAACTCGGGAGCAGGCATATGAGTAAACCCAAGCCCTTGAGATGTTTTTTTACTGTAATGATTATTGTGAGAAGCTTGGTTATCGTACTGAGCAAAAAAAGTAAACGTGTTAGCATCAGGAACACTTGCAACAGTATAAGAATCACCAACCACTAACTGGTCGGAAGACTCAATTACAACAACTTCTTCACCAACAGATAATCCATGAGCAGTAGCGGTTACAGTAACTACACCATCTGAAATAACAGTATTACTTCCACCGTCTCCTAGTCTAACTGGCTGAGTGTAATCACCATTTCCTACAAGAGAAAATGTAGGAGAAGAAATATCTCCATCCCACTCCATTGCAATATCTCCTTTGCGGAATATGTACAACTTGTTAAACGCTTGAATTACTGTACTTCCTTCTGGAACGGTTTCTCCAGCAGGATAAGTAAGTGTTTCTGTAGTAGATCCTGAATCAGCAGTCTTAACAAGAACAGTACTGTTGGTAGCTACGCAAGCTACGTAAGACTCAGAATCATTATTAGGATCTGAGAACTCGCAAGAAGCTTCAATAAAGTTACCAGCGGTAGCATCTAGCTTCATTCCAGTAACAGTTAGTCCATCATCAATAGGACTACTATCTAATCCAGTTACGGTATAAGTAATAACGTAATCACTTATTCGGGTAGCAATAAAATTTCCATTAGGATTTATAAGCCCTGTGTAATCAAATCCACTAATATTTACACCAGTACCATCTATTATACCGTGAGGATTAAGTCCAAAGTCTACAGTAATAACATCTCCAGATCGGCTAAAAGAACTAACAGCAGGAATTGATTCGTACAGATAAAACGGCAATGTAAAAACGCCAGCAGTAAACGGAGATGAAAATAACTCAATACCCTTTCTTGGTTGCCACTCTCCATTAATGTCCATACGTCCATTATTAGATTCAGTCAAAATACCTGGACGCAACTGATCTGGCCTTAACTTATTGTTAAAGCCTGTAAACCCTTGATCTAGGTCTTCCGCAATTCGGTTATCTAAATTTCCGTATGAACTATATCTTGCCATCTAACAATTCCAAGCTCGTCTACTCCAGTAGTTAGCAGACAGTTTATTGCTTTTACCCTTAATGCCACCAGACCTAGCACAATAGCTTTTCTTCCTAGCAGGGTTACTTTTCTTAATGCTCATGTTGGCATCGCCAAAACGCACAATCTTTTCCTTGCCGCCCTGACAAGCCTTCACAACAAACTTCTTCCCACCAGACACTTGTCTGCGAGGGACGTTGCACTTCATACTTTTTTTATTTATTGCCACGCTTTACCGCCTTTACTCTTCTTGGTTTACCTGCTGGTTGTCCCAGTCGTTTCTTCTGGGCTATCCTTGATCGCTTCTGAGATGCAGTCATTTCTCCTTTAGTTACAGGAGTCTTGCTGCTAACACGTTTAGATGGACGACAATATGGGGTGCCACGTTTTTCTCCTTTACGGCGACCACAAGGCTTTCCAGTGCGTACATCTACCCACTTCTCCTTGAACCACCGCTTGAGAGCAGCACCTTTCTTTGTCTTCCGTACAGCCATTACTTCTTCTTGCGTTTGCCCCAGTTAGCGGCACCCACCTTGCGGCACTTAGCTATAGCCCCACTTGCGTACGCAGATGGAAACACCTTGTACCTTGATTTGACTTTTCTGTAGCAAGCGTCTTTAGGCATCACTTCTTCTTTCTTTTGCCACCTTTACCGTAGCCACCACATGATTTGCGTTTTCCGTGCATATTTATATCTCCTATTTAACTTGTGAACTTCCGAAGTAAAAACCTAGTAGTGCTAGCATCCCTTGCCGCACTTCTGGCAATAATACAAACCCTTCTAAGTTTTTCCATTTATCTGCTCCTATTCCTAAAAATTTAAATATACCTATTTTCTGTGCCTCAATAGTTACTGGGATGTCGAAGAAGGCCATGATGAAGGGAGCAAATACCACTGAAAACAAGATGCACATAGCAATGAGCTTGCGTACCCACGCTCCGCTTTCTCCACTTCTTTGTGCTGCTCTATCTGCTGAATCATCTGCTACTCCCTGTTTCTTAATCATGGACTGAATGGCATTTGCTTGGATATTCATTTGCGCTGAGATAAGTTTCATTACAAATCCCGTGACACCACCTCCAAGCATTGCCACTAGCTCGCCGTTCATTTTTTATTTATATCCTTTATAATTTTTATAATAGAAAGACCCATAAATATTATAGTGAACACAGATGCTATCACTGATAATATTTGGTTTGTTCCTGCTAGAGCCAAGCCAGTGCCTGATCCTAAAACGCCTATAGCTGATCTTTCTATCACGTCCTTCACTTTTGGTATTCTAAGGCGTACTCGTTTATCTTGCTAATCGGAAGCTTCCTGCATTCCAACTGTCTCTTAAGCTCTTGCCTGTCTTTGATGTTAAAACATTGTTTGTCAAAAAATATGTAGTCCCTAAATGGCTCGTACTCCCATTCGTTCTTTTCACATATAGAACCTAGCACCTTCTCGTAGTCATTCAGACTAAGAAACCGATCCCCGTTAGAGCCACCTATTCTAGCTACGCCTCTCATGATTTCGATAAAACTAGACGCCCGTTTTCGTCTCTGTACGTTTTAACTGACACGCTGCGACGTGGAGGCGTTGGACCAACCTCTTTATAGTTCCACGACACAGAGCTAGATGGTACTACTACACCACCAGCATTTGATGGTGCTGCTGGAGGATAGGTTCCAATCGACACTATATTTGTATAGCCGCTCTCTCCAAATTGATTCCATGCCCTAACGCGATAAGACAACACAGATCCAATTGGAATAACACCATCAACAAACGTTGCAACATCTGTGTTGGTAGCTCCAATCAACAACCACTCGCCCTCATTTACGCGCCGCCAGATTTCAAAGCCGTCCTCGTTGTCCGAATTGTCCTGCCATTCTAGGCGCAGGTCGGCAGCGTTTAGAACAGTACCAAGAAAAATGGAAGTTAGTAGTACAATTTTCATGGGTTGTTTCCAATAATGCTTTCAGATATTAAAACCCTATCAATGTAAGTGTTTGCGTTTCGGCGGCCCTCAATTCTAAGTCCATTGATTGTGCTAGTGGTGGTGTTTATAGTTCGTGAAACATAGCCGTCACCTGAACCAGACCTAATTCCAGTTGTGTTAAACTCTAAATTCTGCTCTCCAGTTGCGGGATTGTAATATATCCAACAATGATACCATGTATCAGCGCTGTAATCATTTACTGGAGCATCCAGCGAGTTGGACCCGCTCCTCAACGCCAGATTATCGGTAGAATTAGCATTCAAAAGTAAAGCCGCACTTCTTCCAGAAGAGCCTGTTTGAAGCGTGACAACCGCAGTCCCTGCAAATCCAGTGCTGTCCACATAGAACTGGAAGTACAGGTATAACGCACTACTGGTGCTTATGCTGTACTCAGCTACATTATAGCGGTTGGTAAACTTGAGAACTTCTCCACCATTAGGACTACTGCTAGGTGGAGTTGCATCAAAATCTGCGGAGCCACTAGTTACGCTCCATCCTGAAGGCGTTCCCGTTCCTTCAAAATTTTCCTGAAGAATGTATACAGGGGCGGCTGGCGGCTTCAGCGCCACTGCTGTCATTGTTCCTGATTGACTTGATGATATTGTTCCCGACCTTGTGGTTGCACCCGCAGTAGATTCTATTTTTTCATTTATACTAACTGAAGCAGTTGATTGGTAGCTTTTGTCTACCAATTCAGTTCCGTCAGACCATACAAACGTTCTGGAATCTCTATCCGTTCCAGCCACGGCCAAAATCATAGCGTTGTTACTTTGAGTCGTAATAGATTGGCTCCAGCTAGTATTGTATGCCTGAAAGGAGCCAGCACTAGCATCTATCGGGCTTCCAGATGTAACGCATCCAGAATATGCGCCGACCCAAGCGTAGTAACTTTGCGCGCCGCTCATAATACTGCTCCAAGTATTGCCAGTGCTTGCAGATGCAGATCCTGTTGAGCGTTTCCAGTAAACAGCCTGAGTTGGATTGTAAGCATTGTCTCCATCCGTCTCAATTACTTTAGTCCAGCCAGTTGGCGGAGTACCGTCAAAATCAACTCGCCTTTCAGTGCTAATTATCGCTAGCAATATGTCATTTGCAGACACTGCTGGGTAACTCACTGAAATATCATATGGGCTGCTCCAGCCAGTAAATCCTTCATTTTCAGCCGAGTCTTCAAGTGTAATGGCCGTAGACCCACCGCCTGAAACGTCAGAATACGATCTTCCGCTACCGCTATTGTACAGCCATGTAATCTCGTCGGCTGTTAGCTCATCGCTAAATATTGCAAAGGTGTCTAGATCTGCTGTTATCTCTTCTCCGCCAGTAGAGTTGGCTCCTATGTATAATGTAGAAGATGTAAAGTCGCTTGCTTGATCTTTGGTATTTGTAGGTGTAGAACTTGAGGTTTGCTCAACGCCGTTGTAATATAGCTTTATGTCACCTGCGTTAGAATTTGCAGTTCCGTTGTAAACAACCGTAACGTATACCCATTGACCGTCTGATGGCTCTGGGAAAGCAACCTCTAAATACTTTGTTCCGCTGGTGCTATCCTGCATGGCAGCAAGAAACCTTGTGTTTGATTGATCCCACTTTAGTGTTATAGATCCATCAGTTTGCCACCAGCGGTTTCCTAGTTCGTATAAATATTTTTCTCCAGATCCAACCTTAGTCCAGTCCATCCAGAAGGAAACTGTGCATATTTTTGAGCCAATCGTTAGTGCCGAATCAGAGCTAACATAATCGCCAGAGCCATCCAGTCTTACAGCATTGCTACCAACCTTGCCTGAGCCAACCCACGTTCCGTTGGTTAAGGTAAAATCGTTGTTGTTGGATGTGCTATCGTCAACAGACGTGCCACTGCCCTCGTCCATTCCTAGCCAAACAACTAGATTGGTTGTTCCTGGATTGTCACCGCTAGGTGCAGCCGCAGCAGGCTTTAAACTGGATTTCCAGCGTAGCATTACAGCAATTCAAACTCGCTTTGGAACGTGACGGTAAGATCGCCAGCTTCCACTTTATCTAACGCATTGGACTCTGCATCAAAGCAGTTTTTAATATGTGTGCTAACCAAGGCAACCATCTCGTTCCACTCTTCTAAGGAGTTTTGACGAAAAACTTTATGCCATTCTTCAACAGTAACTTCGATTTCGTTGTCGTCTTCGTCAACGTCTGGGTAAGTCACCTCCACCTTCTTCTCCATCTTCCAATTAGCGTAACCAGTTGCAGATGGATCTGCATTTAGCATAGTCAAAACAGAGGTCATTTTTTGCTGGCTGTTGCTATCTGTAGCTATACGCCACAAGTCAAAATTGCTATCTAGCCACTCAACTCCACCCTGCTCCTTGTCCCAGCGGTCAGATGTGATTTGGTACTTTAGTCTATACTTTGCAGAATCTTCGTCTATGTCTACAACAGTCCAACCTTGCACCCAGCCGTCAGCTTTTAGCTCAAATACTGGATTTAGGTTTTGAAGAGTCGGATTGTAGGATGGTTTAGAATCTATGGTGTACGTGTAGCAATCAAAATCCGCAAGCACCCGATCATTCAGTGGATTAGGAAAACTGACATTAGGATTGTCCCGCTTTAGGCGAGACTCGCTATATTTACTAGGTACTCCGTCTGTAAGTTTTAGTATGTTCATGATGCTACCCCCGATGCCATTCCGTACAATGTGCTATTTACCTTCCAGACAACCACTATAGTTTCGTTTGTAGTGTCTAAAGTTGGAGCCGATCCACCAACCCATTCTATGTTTAAACTATTGTACCCCCAATCTATTAGATTTCCACTTCCATCTCCAATAACAAGAGTAACAGACTCCCCCTCATTTAAGCTATCTGTAATATTTACTGCACCAGAAAGAACCCATCTCTGCACAGTTCCGCTACCAGCATTCAAGGCGGTGTTGCCTGTTATGGTAGTAGAGTTTAATGTTTTCTCCTGTATAGCACCATCCATGTCTAGTGTGGTAACTATAGGAGCGGTCAGTGTAGGGCTATTAGTAAAACTTAAAACACCGCTTCCGTTTGTTTCAATTAAAGCATTGTTGCTGCCAGTAGCTGCTGGGAGAGTAAGCGTATAAGATCCTCCGCCACTAACAGCACTGTGGGCAGGTCCTTGAATGGTAACCCCGTGACTGTCTTGCTCACAATTAAAAGTTATTTTCCCCGTGTTATCTGCACCACCTTCTTCATTGCCTCTTAAAACAACTCCGCCAGTTCCATGCGGTGCTAAATCTATAGGATAATTGCTAGAGGTGGTTTTTATGTCATGGATAGATACATCAAGATCTCCACCCAAAACAGGACTAGTATCTTGCGACACTTCAGAAACACCATTAGCAGCAGAAGTTAGTCTCCCCTGTGCATCTACAGTAATGTTTGCTGATGTGTAACTTCCAGCGCTAACAGCAGTGTCAGCTAGCGATACAGTGCCTGTGCTGGTAATTGTTCCACCACTTAATCCAGTTCCAGTAGCTACACTGGTTACTGTTCCGCTTGTCAAAGTGGGCTTGTTTAGTATTTGAGAGTCACCAGATGAGCTATTCCAGTCAGCGTTTACGTTTACCTGCGCGCCAGCTTCTACAGCAGACAAT